AAATCAAATTAGAACACTTCTAAACATCGAGGTAAGACTTGAAGAAATGAAGTTGGAAAACGGTACTGTAGTAAGTGCTGAAACATTTGAAAAAGGAAGTGAAATATTCATTGTCACAGATGATGAGAAAGTAGCAATGCCAGTAGGGGAGTATATCCTTGAAGATGGTAGATTAGTAGTTGTATCTGAAGAGGGTATCATTGCAGATGTTCGTGAAGTATCTGATGAAGTACCAGCAAAAGAAACAAAAGAGGGTGAAGAAATAACTGAAGATCTTGCAGAAGAAGTTGTAGAAACTGAAGTACCAGAAGAAGTAGTACAAGAAGTTGAAGCAATCATTGAAGCAGTAGTTGAGGTTATTGCACCAGTTATTGAAGAAGTAAAGTCTGAAGTTGAAGAACTTAAAAAAGAGTTTGGAAAAATGAAGAAATACGAGGAAGAAGAAGAAGAAGAAAAGAAAAAAGAAGAAATGAGTGCTGCTAGAAAGCCAATTAGACACAATCCAGAAGCAAAAACAGCACAAAGAAAACAAGTACAATTTGCCAAAGGGCAATTTACATCAACACTAGATAGAGTATTAAACAAATTAAATAAATAAAATGAAAAAAAGAAACGTAAATTTAGCAACTACAACTAACATCACTACTACCTATGCGGGTGAGTTTGCTGGTGAGTATATCGCAGCAGCTTTATTATCTGCATCAACTATTGATGATGGTGGTTTAACAGTAAAAGCAAATATTGCATTTAAAGAAGTGATCAAGAAACTAGCTACAAATGCTTTAGTAGCATCTGCATCTTGTGATTTTTCACCTACATCTACAATTACACTTACTGAAAGAATTATACAACCAGTAGAACTACAAGTAAACCTACAATTATGTAAGTATGACTTTGTAAACGATTGGGAAGCACAGTCTATGGGTTATGGTCTTGGTCAAACCCTACCTCCAAAGTTTTCTGACTTTATGATTGCACACGTTGCATCAGAAGTAGCACAGAATACAGAATTTTGTATCTGGCAAGGTGATACCGCAGCAGCAGCAAACAACTCTTTTGATGGGTTTGAAAAGCTAATTGCAGCATCAGCAGCAGCGGGAGATATACCAGCGGGTCAACAAGTAGCAGCAGTAGCTGGTGGGTTGTTATCTACAAACATCATTGATGAACTTTCTAAAGTAGTTGATGCAATACCATCTGCACTATACGGAAAAGAAGATTTATTCTTATACATCGGTAGTAAAGCAGCTAAACTATATGTACAAGCACTAGGTGGTTTTGGAGCAAATGGTTTAGGAGCAAATGGTGTAGCAAATATGGGAACACAATGGTGGAACAACGGAAGCCTAACGGTGAATGGAGTAAAAATCTTTGTATGTCCAGGTATGAGCGACAACAAAATGTATGCAGCACAACGTTCTAACCTTTACTTTGGAACTGGGTTACTTAACTCAACAAATGAAGTAAAAGTATTGGATATGGCAGATTTGGACGCTAGTAACAATGTGAGAATGGTAATGCGTTTTACAAGTGCAGTACAATTCGGTATAGCTTCTGATTTAGTAGAGTACGCATAATTAATTAATTAATCAACAAATTAGGGTAGGTGGAATATATCTGCTTACCCTTTTTTTTTAAAACATAAAAAACAATGGCTTGTACATTAACAACGGGTAGAAAACTTCCTTGTAAGTCCGCTTTTGGGGGGATAAAAAAAATTCTAGTAGCAGACTTTGGTGATATTACAGCAGTATCAATAGATGCAACAACAAAAGAAGCAACCATTACTGGTTCACCAACATTTTATGAGTATGATGTAAAAGGTAATTCTAGTTTAGAAACTACAGTAACAAGTAGTAGAGAAAATGGAACAACATTTTATACTCAAACTTTAAACCTTACACTAACATATTTAGATGCACAAACGCAAAATGAGTTACAAACTCTAGCAACTGCACGTCCATATATTGTAGTACAAGATTACTACGGAAACAATTTCCTATGTGGTTTTGAAAATGGTATGGAGTGTACTGGTGGTACAGTAGTAACTGGAGCAGCAGCGGGTGATTTAAGCGGGTTTACACTTACCTTTGAGGGTATGGAAGAAACTGCACCATATTTCCTTGCAACTGCACCATTAGCAGCAGCTGGACAAATTGACCCAACTGCATAATCAGTAAGTTAGTTATAATTAAGAGCATCCTTTATAGGGTGCTTTTTTTTTGTTTTTACAAATTAGTGTTTTTTAAACGTTATATAATTGATGATAATATTAAGCACATCTGCAACTGCACAAACCTTTAATATAATACCTAGACAATATTTAGGTTCTTTTACTATGGAAGTAAGAGATGATAGTACAAATGTTAGTGTAGACTATTCAATTACAAGTGGGGTTACATCAAATAATTACCTTACTTTTAGCAATACCTTTTCACCAATACTGGTTGAGGGGCATTTTTATGATTTAACAATTTATACAGATGCAACAAAAGTATCTGTAATATATAGGGATAGAATATTTTGCACAGATCAAGATATTAATCAAACAACAAATAACCATTATAAAATTAATGATGGTCAATATACCACATATGATGGCAGCAATAACGATTACATTGTAATATGAGAAAAAGAAACGACAAGGGACAATTTGTAAAAAGCAAGGTGTCTGAATTTGGCTTTGTTAATTTAAGCACATATACATCACCAGAGATAAAAGAAGTTAATGGTGAAGATTGGATTGAGTATGGTGCAGATAATAACTATTTTCAATACCTTATTGATAGATACAATGGTTCACCTACAAACAATGCTGCTATAAATGGTATCTCACAAGCTATTTATGGAAAAGGTTTAAATGCTACAGATAGCAACAGAAAACCTAATGAATATGCACAGATGGTTGCATTGTTTAGAAAAGATGTTGTTAGAAGATGTTGTTATGATTTAAAGTTAATGGGTCAAGCTGCTATCCAGGTTATCTATTCAAAGGATAGAAGCAAGATTGTTCAGTTAGAACATATGCCTATAGAAACTTTAAGAGCAGAAAAGTGTGATGAAGATGGTAATGTACCAGCGTATTATTATTATAATGATTGGGCAAACATCAAAAGAACTGATGACCCTTTAAGAATACCAGCTTTTGGTATGTCTAAAGAAAGCATTGAGATATATTACATAAAACCCTATAAATCAGGCTTTTACTACTATTCTCCAGTCGACTACCAGGGAGGATTACAGTACGCAGAGTTGGAAGAAGAGGTATCGAACTATCATTTGAACAATATAATGAATGGTCTTTCACCATCGATGTTAATTAATTTTAACAATGGTACACCTAACCAACAAGAAAGACAATTAATAGAAACCAAGATAGCACAGAAGTTTTCTGGTACAAGTAATGCTGGTAAATTCATACTTGCTTTTAATGACAATAAAGAAAGTCAAGCAGAAATAACACCAGTACAATTAAGTGATGCACACAACCAATATCAATTCTTGAGTGAAGAAAGCACACAAAAAATAATGGTTGCACATCGCATTGTATCACCTATGTTATTAGGGATAAAAGATGGTAGTGGTTTAGGTAATAACGCAGAAGAGATTAAGACTGCATCTCTTTTGATGGATAACACCGTAATAAGACCATTTCAAGAACTTTTAATAGATTGCTTTGATCAAATACTAGCTTACAACGATATTAGCTTAAACCTATACTTTACAACCTTACAACCTCTTGAGTTTACAGAAGTAGATAAAGACTTACAAGACAAAGAAACGATAGAAGAAGAAACGGGTGTTGAATTATCTGTTGATTTAAAAACTATTGATGGTAAACAAGCATACAAGACTAAAGAAGAAGCTGAAAAGGTAGCTGAAGAAATGGGTTGTGGTGGATCACACGAACACGAGGTAGAGGGTGTTGTTTACTATATGCCTTGTGTATCACACGAGGAACTAAAAGCACCTTGTTGGGATGGTTACGAGCAAATAGGCACAAAAACCAAAGATGGTAAAGAAGTACCTAATTGTGTACCATTAAAACAAGAACTAACTGATGAAATGGCTAGTGCTATTCTTGCTAACCTGGAGTATGAAACCATAACAGATGAATATGAATTGGTAGAAACTAGGGAGTATTCAGAAGATAACGTAAATACAGAAGATTGGGCAAATTCACTTATAAAAAGAAAACTATCAAGAATAAGAAAGTTTGCAGATTTTATAACATCAAAGCCAAATGAAGAAAGCAAGTTAGATAAATCATTTTACAAGATCAGATACACATACCAAGAAAGGGTATCATCTGCAAATAGTAGAGATTTTTGCAAAACAATGATGGGTAGAACATCAAAGGGTGTTGTGTATAGAAAAGAAGATATAGACAATGCGTCTTTTTCTGGTGTAAATAATAACTTTGGTCATAAGGGACAAAACTACTCGCTTTTTAAGTTTAAAGGTGGAATTTATTGCGGTCACTACTGGAGGGAAGAACTTTACAGAATGAAAAGTGAAACAGAAAAATACATCTCAAGGGGTAAAGAAGTTAAATCAATACCAAACGAATATCAACCAAAAGGAAGTGAATACAAAGAAGCTGGTATAGCACCAACTGATATGAAAAATAGAGGTGCATACCCTAAATAAAATTATATGGCAACAGTATTATTTATAAATAGAACCGATTTAGTAAGAAACTCTATCATTGATGGTAATGTAGATACTGATAAGTTTATTCAGTTTATCAAGATCGCACAACAGATAGACATACAACAAATTATTGGTACGAATATGTACGATGGTTTAACTGCTGCTATTGTTGCGGGAATTGATTTACCAGCAAATGCAAGATGGAAAACTATTCTTGACGATTTTATTGTGAGTATGCTAATATGGTATGCCCAGAGCAATTATATCCCTTTTGCAGCTTACCAAATTAAAAATGGTGGTGTATATAAACACACATC